CGGATCGTACTTGGTCGGCCTTCCGGCTGGCATGGTCAGTCCTCTCGGGTTGCTGACAGGGTTTCCCAAGCTGGCCGTTGCCGCAGCGCAGTACACAGATGGGGTGTGGGGTGTCGCCCGCCGGTCAGCGGTCCAGTGTTGAGGCTTGGCCTATGGGGTGTGGCCGTGCCGGATCGAGCGATAGGGGTTGCGCGGCTACCGAACAGGGGGCCACGCGAGTTGGTGAAGGGCGGAATACATGCGCGCCCACCTTACGGAGGATTTGCGCTGCCCTGCCCAGTTTCCGCTGTTTGCTCTCGCTTCGTACGCCGCTCGCCCCTCAGCCTCTATTCTTGCTAGCTGGGCAGGCGTCGGATCGGGCAGGCTTTGGCAAAGATTGGTCGCGCGGTTATGCAGGCGAATGTGATCGGCCCTTTCAATCAGGACCAAGTTTAGCGGATCGTTATTCGCTCGATTGCCGTCGATGTGGTGAATGTCGAAGCCGTCTGCCAATCTTTGGCAAAGCCACTCCTCGGCCCTGTCGGCGTGGGCCGAAAGCCAAACCCTGTGATAGTCCTTCACGCTTGCGTCCAAGCGGTGAAGCGGGGCGCAGCCCCATTCTCAAACCGCCTTCTAGTGTGGACGCTGGGGCGCAGCCCCTTTGCGTGTTGCCGCCCATAACCTCAGGCGTTCTTTTGTAGCCCGTATCTAGCGGCTAATCTCGGAGGGGCTTTAGCTTTGAGCACAAAACCCCCAATGCCAAATGTGTACCTGATTCGGTGCGTCGGCGCAAGGGGTTGTATCACGCCGCCCTCGCCTTCCGTTCCCGCGCCGCATAGTCCAGCGCCTGCCATGCCAGCACGAGATTCTGGCACGCCGCCCGGATAACCGCCGCTTGCGCTTCCTTGCGGCTTTCGTCTGTGATGCGCTCTACCGTGTCCCGCCAGCCTGACCCAAGCCGCGCGTTTGTCCCCGACATGAGCGCACACAGCAGCTCGGCATCACGGCGCCCGCACTTGCTCAAAACGATCTGCAACAGCCGGGATGCGTCAATCATCGCCTGGGTGATCTGTTCGGATGCGGTGGCGGTGGCCTTGTCTACCCGGTCCATGCTGATTTCGGGGCGTTCGTGGCCGTAGGCGATGGCGATGAGGTTTTCGAGGCGTCGGGCGGCCCGAAGCTGTTGATCGGTGAGCGCGGCCTTGCCGGGCTTGCCGTCTTCCTGCGGCCCCTTGCGGGAGTGCAGGAGGCTAAACACGTCCAGCCGGTGAGCGGCTATGATGCGATATTCGTTGTCATGCACCACGCGGACGCCTTGGGCCTTCAGGGCGATAATCTGCGCTTTGCGGGCTTCACGTTCGGCCAGGGCCTCGGCGGTGTCGGTCCTCTTGCGGCGGGGGGTGCGGGTCATCGAAGCAAATCCCTCAGAAACCGATAAACGTGCGGAAAGCCGCCTTCCTTGATCCACTCGCAGAAGACGTCGAAGGCCACGCGGGCGAGCCGTTCCGCGTCCAGATCCAGCCGGGCATCGAAGGGCCGACCGGTCACGCCCCGGCGTTGGCGAATGATCTCAGCGTCAAGGGCTTCAGACATGCGGAAGATGATAGCGGGCACGGGGCGGGTCATGCGGCCACCTGTTCGGGCTGGACGTCAAACAGCCATGCGACCTCCGAGGCAGGCCAGCCCGCCCGGCGGAACCATCCGATAAACCGGGCCTTGTCGGGGCTCATCGGGCGAATGCGCTGGACGCGGGCAATGCGCTTGACGCCGGGAACGCGGGTGCGAGGCGATGCCAGTTTCAGGAGCGCCGCCTTGCGGATCACGGCGCGCTCTGTGCAGCCGTTGCCAATCTTGCGGGCGATGATGGCGCAAGTGACGGTCTGGTCAGGGTACATCCGGCGTAAGGCGTCCACCGCCTCGGGCGTCCAGTTAAACCCGTTTGACGCGGTGCGCGGGCGTTTCATGTTGTGGATACGGACGGCGGAGCTGATCGTAACGCAGTTGCAGCCGTCGCCGAAGTGGCGGGCGATCTCGACCGGCCCGCGCTGTTCGTCCAGGTAGAGGCGGCGCAAGGTGGCGAGGCGTTCGGGGGTCCAGTTGAAGCGGGTCATGCGACCTCGCTGCGGTAGCTGGCCAGCTTTTCGCGAAGACGGGCGGCCTCGGCACGATGGTTCGCAGCCTTGGCCTTGTGGTCGTGATAGGCGGGCGGCATTTCCTCGAGCGGTATCGGGGCGCCGTTGCCCCACATTGGCCCGGCAAGGCGATCTGCTTGCATTGCTAGCAGCGTATGTTCCTCGATCTTCCGTGACAGGCTCATCGCCTGATAGTCGGCGTCGCTGGCAGGCTCCCACGCCTTGGCCTTGGCGTTCGGGTCCACGGCGCCCCGCGCGTTGACGGAGCGCACCAGCGGCAGAAACTGGCCAGCCATCGGAAACTTGGGATTGGTCCCCGTGCGCCACCGCTGACAGGCGGTCTGGATCGCATGGGCGGGAAACTCTTTTAGGTCGTTGCACCAGTCGGCCATCCACCGGCCCCGGTCTTCCACGCTCATGAGCGGCGGGCGGCAGTGAACGGCGAGGCTTTCGAGGGCGTCCAGGATTTCGGCTTGATCAGCCATTTTGCGCTTCCAGTCTGGCAAAGGCGAGGCGGCGGGCCTCAGCGTGTTCAGAGGCGATGCGGTCGGTAAGGCTCACCACAGACGGGCTTGCTCTGGCCTCCGGCAGTGGCGTTTCGCGGGAGTTGTCGGAAAGGGCTTGCAGGACGGCCCGGTCGAAATAGCCCCAGGTCGAGATTGGGCCACGGGCGGCGGCACAAAGGCCCCGAACCACCGGCAACACGTCTCGGCCCCAGTCGGCTCCACGTTGGCGCCAAGCTGCGATTTTGCCCGACGAGGTGATCAGGCCGGGGGCCTTCATCGGATCCAGCCAGGGCGAGGCTACCGCATCGACCAAAGCCTCCATCGGCTTAGCTGGCCACGCGCACGCGCTACCACCACCACCATCTTCTCTTTCTGGTTCTGGTTCTGGTTCTGAAGAATGCTCTGGCAAACGGCTAGCAATTGCTAGGGGCGTTTCTTGCGTTTTCAATGCCTTAGCGTTGCCGCCCTTGGTTCCAGCATCGACACGTTTAATCGACTTTTCGCGCGCCTTTTCGAGTTCAAAGACGAGGCGTTTGTTAGTGATCTCGCCTGCGACCTCATCAAAAAACGCCATCACTTCGGCGCTGATTTTCGCCCATCGCGAAGGCGTGCAACCGGCCACGCGCGCCAGTTTCTTAGGGTCGTTCGGCAGGCGCCCATCAGCCCGCCACATGGTCATCAGCAGCAGCAGATAAGCGCCATGCTGTTCGGTCGTGAGGTGGCGCGTGTCGCCCAAGTAGTCGGCCACGTAGAGCTGCATAAAGGGCGCGCTCATGCCGCCACCCGCTCAGCCGCGAGCCGCTTGGCGTGTTCGCGGATGCCATAAAGAACGGTCGTGTGATCGCGATCGCCCAGCAGAGAGCCAATGAACGGCAGAGAAAAGCGGGGCTTACCGTCTCTGGACCTAACCTCGCGAATGAGCCACATCGCCTCCTGACGGGCGTGGCAGACGTATCGCAGCCGTGACGGCCCGGTCAGGTCGGCGACGGTCAGGCCGTGGCCCTCGGCGACCTCGCGGACGATATCGCGGGCCGACCGATGGGGCGACGCCGGAACAAGCATCTGGCCGCGCCAGAGCGACAGAACGACCGTCATGCGGCCACCTGTGAGCGTCTGGCGTTGCGTTCGGCAGTAAAGGGCACATAGGGGCCAGTCAGGCGCGGTTCGCCGTTGCGGCCTCTGGTTTCGAGGAAGCGGCCAAAGCCACCTTCGGCTCGGCAGGCGGCGGAATAGTCCTCGTCACGGTTCGGTGCCGGGATCTCGTAAAGCCCCACAGTGCCGTTGCGGTCGTGCTGGCCTTGCGCCAACGCCGCCTCTTTCGCAGCAAGCGAGCGACGAACACCGAGGATTGCCGCGCGGTGGCGGATAGCGTCACGGGACACGCCCCATTTTTTCGCCCAGGTCTTAATCGCTTCCGGCGCCGCGTCGGCGTACTGGTCGCGAATAATGGCGGTGTATTCCGGGTCTTGAAGCACGCGCTGGCTCATGACCGCACCTCCACAGTTCCGTTCAGTTTCTTGCGCCGGGTCTTGTCGAAGCCGCGCGATTGCAGCTTCCGCCCGCTCTCGGTCTTGATGCCGAGATGCTTCTGACGCTTGCGGGCGACGTCGGCCTTCTGGCGAACGTCGGCGGCGGTCTTGGCCTTGTGCTTGTCCAACAGGGCCGGGGCCAAATTGCTTTCCCGGTTCTCGCCGCCGTTAATCACGGCGATGACGTGATCGGCTTCCCACTTCTCACCGGCTCGGATTTTGCGGCCTGAGATGTGGCAAACGCCGCCGTGAGCCTCGAACACGCGCAGGCGGACACGGGGCGGAATAGCGGTGTCGGGCGTGGCGCCGATCCATTCAGGGACGCTGCGGCCCGTCATGCGGCGCGCCTCCCCTTAACCCCGGCCTCGCGCAGATATCTGTTGATGGTCTCCTCGCGCAGCCCGAACCTCTCCGAGAGATATTCAGTGCAAAGGCCCCAGCGGTGCAGGCTGACAATCTTCGCCTTGTCGCGATCCGTCACCCGGTCGTAGGTGTAGTCGATCTGGGGAAGCGTGGTTTCCGGATAGCGGATGGCCCACGGGTCAATCGGCTTGGCGATGCTCATGCGGCGCCCGCCATGCTCAGCAGATCAACGCCGCTGGATTGCGTCTGCATCTCTGCCAGGTTCTTAACGGCTTGCTTGTAGTAGGCCGGGTGCAGCTCGGTGCCGATGAACTTGCGGCCCGCCCGCATCGCGGCCCAGCCTTCCGAACCGATGCCCATAAACGGGCTGTAAACCGTATCGCCAGGGTTAGACCAAAGCCGCACGGCGCGATCCGTCAGATCGAGCGGCATCGGGCAAAGGTGGCGCTCGGCGTCCTCATCGCGCGCGACCTTGACGTTAAGAACGTCGGTCATGTTCGTGTGCATCCACACGGGCGAAGCCCACTCTTGCCAGATATCGAGCGGAAAGTCGGAAGGCGCGTGGACGATAGCCGGCGTGTCATCCATGCCCGGCGCCCACTTGCGGAAGACAAGCAGATACTCAGGCATACCGACGCGGTTGCGCGCGGCGTCGGTGCGGAAGTTCTTGTAAAGCAGGCCGTCCGGTTTGGACTTCTGCATCTCGCGCACCGGGCAACGCCAGATCGTGATGCGGGTATGGAATGACCATCCGCCCTCAACGCCAGCCAACGCCGCAGCCTCGCGCCCGGCCTCAACGTGCGACCGGATGCAGTCGCCGGTAAAGTCACGAAGGCCGCGCGACCCGTCCTCGGATGCGTTGGAGTAATAAACCAGATCCTTGACGTGGATCGCAGTCAGCCGCCCAGGCTTTGTTACGCGCCACAGTTCGCGGAGGAGATGCTTGTAAGACTCCTGAAACTCGCCGTCAGAGCCGACATTGCCCATGTCGCGCTCGCTCTCACTGTAAATGTAGAGATTGGCAAACGGCGGGCTGTAGACGCTCAGGTCAATGCAGTCAGACGGCATCGCAGCGGTAAACTCGACCGTATCGACATTATAGGCCGCGAAACGTTCCGCTATGTGTTGATCAAATACGCTCATGACGCCCTCAGAAACGAAGGAAGGTTGATTGGGTTTGGCGGGTTGTAAGTTTGCAGCACCTCGCTAGAGAGCGCGGCGCGGGCCATTGCAGCGGCCATCTCGGCCTTCATGGCGTCGTGATCGCCCGCCTTGCGGCTAACGATTTGCCAGATGGATTCTTCAGTGTCGGCGCAGGCGACGTGAACGCTCACCGGGCGCGACTGGCCAAAACGCCAGCAGCGGCGAATGGCCTGATAAAAACTCTCATACGAAAACGAGAGACCCACAAACGCCATGCGCGCGGAGTGCTGCCAATTCAGGCCGAACCCGGCAATAGACGGCTTAGTGATGATGACCCGAACCTGGCCGGTCGAGAACATCGTCAGGTTAGCCTCTTTGACTTCCGCGCTCATCGAGCCGCGCACCTCGATGGCACCGGGGATGCGGTCGGCCAGGGCGTCGGCTTCATAGTCGGTGTCGCACCAGATCACCCACGGCTCGCCCGGTTCGGCGGCCACCAGATCCGCGATAACGTCCGCCCGCGCGTCCGTGGTCATGCGCTTCTCGCGGTGGATCGAAGTCGCGGACGTGTCAGGCATACGGAACAGACGCGCTTGCCCGTCCTTTTCGGCGCCCGCGTGCAGCGACCGATCCGCCGCAACGATGTGGCGCTTCAGATCGAGCGGCGGCAGATCATAGCCATCGTCGCTAAATCCAAGGTCAGAGGGCTTGGAAACGCAGCGCGCCCAGCTCGCCACCCATTCCCAGAAACTTTTGACCGCAGGCCCCTTGATCCGATACCGGCCCATGTTGGACTGGTCGGCGATAAACCAACGGGAAAGCATCTCGTTGCTGTTCATGATGCCGAGGAATTGGCAGTGCTGGCCCAGCTCCATGTGATCGTTCGGCGCCGGGGTCGCGGTGCAGCAAAGGCGAAACGGCGTGTTCCTAAACGCTGCGATAAGCGCCCGCGTGGTCGCGCCCGTGAAGCTCTTTAGAATGCTGCTTTCGTCCAGGATGACGCCCGCAAACTGTTCGGCGTCAAACTTGGCCAGCCGGTCGTAATTGGTGATGTAGACGCGCGGCGTGGTGATCTCGTCGGGCTCGCGAACCGCCTTGGCGTCGATGCCAAACTTGACCGCTTCGCGCTCGTGTTGAGCGGCGACGGCCAGCGGGGCGAGCATCAGGACCGGGCGCCCTGTGTGTTCAACGACGATGCGGCCCCATTCCAGAGCGCAGAGCGTTTTGCCAAGGCCCGTATCGAGGAACAGCGCAGCGCAACCGGCCTTAAGCGCAAACTCGACCGCGTGGCGTTGGTGATCCTTTAGCGCCGGGTTCAGGCTGGGGATTGTCGCCATCCCGCGCGGGATGAAGGCGATGCGCTTGGCGGCGATCAGGCCGCGATAATCGGCAAGGCTCATGCCCGGCGCTCCAGTTCAAGCATCCGGCGAACAGCAACGGCCAGCTTCCGGCGGGCGGCGGGATTACCGACCTGCACACGGCGAAGGCGCAGGGCATCGGCAACGAGCGCGTCATGCTCACGGCGGTTGGCCAGTGCGACCAGATCAGCCCCCAAAAGCTCCCCCGACGCGCTCGACTGCGCCGGGGGAAAGTTCAGGGAGGCTCCGCGAGGGAGCTTGTTGCGCCTCATTCAACGCGCTCCTGTGCCGTCGCTTTCAGGCGAGGCAAAGAGGCTTTGCGAGGGTAGGCGGTCATAAGGTCTGGCCAGCTCGCCTTCGGAATTGCGTTCCGGGAGCGCCAGGTAGCCACCACGCCCGGCGCTACGCCGATCTTGCGAGCGACAACCGTATAATGGCCGAGTTCGTCAATGAGTGTTTTCGCGTCCATGACCGACACCATTGCACGGGCCGTCGCGGCTGTCATCCTGAAAAAATATGTTGACCGAAAGATTTTCGAGGCGTCATATGGTTTGGACAAACGGAGAGACGCAGATGCAGACCGCAACGATCAGCTTTGAAGTCGACGTATTCGTCGAGGCGATGGAGGGCGATGAGCCGGAGATCACCGAGATCGGCGTCGTCCTGTATGACCCCAGCCGCCCGGTTGGCCGTCGTCACCACACCTCGCGCATGGTTCCGGTGTCGCCCGAGCTGTCGCGCCTGATTTTGGATCACCTCCGCGCCGAGGCTCTCGACGCCCCT